CGAGCTAATGGATCAGGAACTTGGATTGGCGGTGGCCCATATGGAGGAGGAAATGCTTCACCTCAAAATGATTCTCACACAGCCCCTGCTACTTCTTTTGGAGATGCAGGTTTAGCTAATAGGGGTGGAGGCGGAGGAGCCGGTGGATCTGGAACAAACAACCCTAATGCTAGTACAGGAGGTGGGGCTGGCGGATCAGGTCTTATAATTTTAAAAATTGGTTCAAACCAAGGTTATTTTATAAACTGAAATTGAAAACTCCTGTTTATACTAAATAGAAGAAAAACAGGAGAATCAAAATCGCAGCTTTCACCGAACTCACCTTAGAACAATACGCAAATTTTTCCTCAATAGTAAATGTAAAAGATTCCGCAGGAGCGGCTGTTAATCTTACAAATTATACAGCAAACTCTTCAATGAGAAAATCTTTTTATTCGTCATCAGCGAATAATTTTACAGCAACAGTTACGGGTAATGCTAATGGTCAAATTACATTAACTATGACTGCAGCTAATACATCAAATTTATCACCAGGTCGATATGTTTATGATTTACTCATAACTGATAATACTGGTACAAAATCAAGAGTTATTGAAGGTATTGTAAGCGTATTACCAGGTTCCACAGAGTTATAAAATGCCCACTGGATCCCTTGCAAATGCAACTTCACTTTCAGCAACTGTTCAATCAACAGGCAGAACTACCGTTGTATCTCAAACATTTGCGGCTACACCTGTTGTATCATTTGATAGTTTAACCGATTTTGACCAAACGGGACTTCAAGATGGTTTCTATATTGTTTATGATAGTGCAAGTAATACTTTTAAAGTAACACAATTAGGTAATGCAAATGGTGCTTTTGATAAAGCTAATTCTAGTTTTGATCATGCTAATGCAGCCTTTAATGTGGCAAACACAGGTTTATTACCAACAACAATAGCTAACGCAGCTTTTAGTAAGGCAAATAGTAATTTTATTTTTGCTAATAACTCTTTTCACCATGCTAATGCAGCTTTTGGTGCAGGTAATACAAATGCCACAAATGTGACTACGGCTCAAAACTCAGCTGATGCTAGTTTTAAACACGCTAATGCAGCTTTTGGTGCAGGTAATACCAATGCGACTAACGTAATAACTGCACAGGCTAAAGCAGATGCAGCTTTTGGTGCAGGTAATACCAATGCGACTAACGTAATAACTGCACAGGCTAAAGCAGATGCAGCTTTTGGTGCAGGTAATACTAATGCTACAAGCATAACAACAAATTTAGTATTTTCTAATAATGCTTTTCATCATGCTAATGCGGCTTTCACTTCAAGTAACACTAAACTCTCAACCAGCGGAGGTAGTATTACGGGTGATATTACCATTGCAGGTAATATAATACCAAATGCCTCAAACACATTTAATCTAGGTTCAGAGTCAGTTTTTTGGAGAGACCTATATCTTTCAGGTAGTACATTAGTTTTAGGTGGTACAAAAATGGAAACTGATCCTGTTAGTGGTGGGGTGGTTTTCATACCAAAAGTAACAGCTAAATTTCCAAACCCTAAAGCATTATTCATATCACCTCAGGGTAGAATGGTCACTAAGCAAACAACAGCTGGTAGACTTACAGCAGATCAATTTGCACAGGCTAACACAGATGCCACAAATGATGATTCCTTATCAAACGAGTTTATAAAAGATACAGCGAATACGGCCAATGCGGCTTTCTTGGCTAGTAATAATAAGTTTTTAGGTGTGGGTACTAGATCATTTGTTGGAGGTAATAGTTCTAACGCATCAGCTACAGATTCATTTGCATTTGGTGATATAACAATAGCAAATTCCAACTATGCTGTTGCATTTGGTCAAAATTGTGTATCGAGTGGCCTACATTCTTTTTCCGCAGGTGAAGAATCTCAGGCTGAAGCTAGGAGATCCGTAGCTATAGGTGAAGGAAATATATCTGATGGTGCTTGGTCTCAGACGTTTGGTCGACAAAATAGAACAACAGGTGACTATTCTCATGCTTCAGGAATACGGAGCGGAGCACACTCATCATACGCATTTGTTCATGGGGGTTTCTCTTTTGCAAATGGTCAATATTCATTAGTATTATCGAGTTCAAGCAGTGTTGCTAATAACACAAGGTCGGCTGTAATAGCCGGCGACACTTGTACTTCTAATGGTATTAGCACCCTTGTAGGTGGTTTTCGGTCCAGAGCAAAAGGTAATTATGGAATAGCTTATGGATACCAAGCAGTTTGTGATGAAAATGATAGCTTTGTTATAAGTAGTTCAAGTAAAATTTATGATGGTGGAAATTACAGTTTCATTGCAGGTGGTAATACTAATGAAATATATGGTGACTATGGCTTTATCGGTGGTGGTAGGAATCATGATATTGAATCAACCTCAGAATACTCTGCTATTTTAGGAGGTTATCAAAGTGAAATTTCAGGTGATAGATCCTTTATCGGTGGAGGTCGAAATCATGTTATAGGCTCTACTGCAGCTGACTCAGCCATTTGTGGTGGATTTAGTCACGAAACCAATTCTGATTATAATTTTATAGCTGCTGGTTATCAAAGTGTTATAGACGTTACAGGTGCTTTTGGTTCCTCAATTATTGGTGTATATCAAGGAAAGATAAATCATAATAATGGTGATTATAGTATTTTAGCTGGAGGCTCTCAAAATACTTTACAATCTAAACGAACTGGTATAATAGGAGGCCAATATAACTATACATATTCAGATGCTGAAAATTCAGGAATAATTGGTGGTTATGGTAACAAAATTAACGCTCATGAAACAGTTATTACAGGTGGTAGAAATAACTCAGCTAATATTACTTCATCAAAAAATATCTTTATAGGTGGTGGTGCAGACCATATTTTAAACTCTTCAAATAGTGCTATAATAGGTGGTAGTGGTAGTATAATTTCTAGTGATGATCAAGGAGCGACTGTAATTTTAGGAGGTAGTAAAGCTAGAGCTGGTTATGGTAGAGGTGGTGTTTACATACCTGGTCATTTTGTTAATTCATCTGAATCCAGTTATCACTTTACAAGACAACACACACTTTTAACAAGAACCACAAGTGCTAATAAACATGATTTGACATTAGATGGATCAAATACCGTATTGACAAGCGCTGCTTCAGGAACTTTTAATTTGGTTCATAAAACAATTGCTTGGCCAAGTTCTTTTTCCACAGTATCTTACTTCAAAGGTGTTTGTGTAGCTCACTCAGATCAAGGCGATGATGCTAAAGCATGGGAAGTCATTGGTTTAATAAAAACAAATCAATCTTCAGGCGTTACAACACCATCTTTTACTGTTACAGAAAAATTTGCCACATCTGGCGCAACAGCATGGGATCTTGAAGCACAAAAAGTTAATAGCGGAGCTATCACATGGTTACGATTTACAGTAACAGGTGAAACTAGTCATGACATAGCGTGGGCACTAAAAATAGAATCAACTGAAATGAACCATTCGGACACTAGTTTACCATTATAAAAAGGATATAAAATGGCATTACAAATAAATTTATTAAGTACAAACGAAAATAATCATTTAAACCATGATTTTCCACAAGCATATGTTAGAATTAATAAGTTTGGTGGTTCTAAAAATAATATTACATATAAAGTTCAAGTATATCCTAATTCATCAAGTGCAAATGTTGAATTAGAAATACCAGGCTCTTTTATTTTTCAAGAACATCATGTAATTCATAAAAATGATTCTGATATTTCTATAAATTTATCATCAGTTAATGTAATGACAGAATTATATACTAATTTAAAAACTCATGAAACATATAAAGATGGTATAGATGTATAACTACAAAATAAGCAGATAAATAGTATGGAAGATTTTAAGGACATAAAAGATGCCAACTTATACTAGAGGAAGAACAGGACAACCATCAACTAGACAACAATTCAAAGAATATTGTTTAAGAAGATTAGGTTTTCCAGTAATTGAAATTAATATAGATGACGATCAACTAGAGGATCGTGTTGATGATGCTTTAGATTTTTTTCACGACTATCATTTTGATGGCGTTGAAAAAGTCTTTATGAAACATCAAGTCACTCAAGAAGATATTGATCGTAAATGGATATATGCACCATCAGCTGTTATATTTGTAACAGGTGTTTTTCCTTTTGATGACTCTAATTCATCAATCAATATGTTTGATTTAAGATACCAATTAAGATTACATGACTTGTATGACTTTACATCCGTTTCTTATGTATCTTATGAAATCACAATGCAACATATACAAACATTAAATATGTTGTTTTCAGGTAAACCACAATTCAGATTCAATCGTCATCAAAATAAATTATTTTTAGATATATCTTGGGAACATGATGTAAGAGTTGGTGAATATGTGGTTGTAGAATGTTATCGTCAATTAAATCCAGACACAGTTAATGTAACTGGTCTTGCAACTGGTGAAACATATGTTGAAACAGTAGCTAATACACTTACTGGTTTTGGCACCACATTTGATCAAGAATTGCTTGAAAATGATTTCATTACGGTTGCAAATACGGTTCAAGGTGTAAGTCAAGAACTACAAATTAAACAAATAAATTCACCAACATCTATCACTCTAGTTAATGCACCAACAGCCAATGTTACTAATGGTGCTATAACACAAGCTGGTACTTCAGATGTTTGGAATGATAGATTCTTAAAAAGATATGCAACAGCTTTAATTAAATATCAATGGGGTTCTAACCTTTCAAAATTTGCGGGCATACAAATGCCTGGAGGTGTTACTCTTGATGGGCCTAGAATACAAGAGGAAGCGAAAGCTGAAATAGACAAACTAGAAGAGGAGATGCAAATCTACAATGTAGCACCTAATGAAATTTATATGGGTTAATAATGGCTACTAATCAATATTTCAATCCTTTTCCAGCAAATCAAATAACGAGTGAACAACTTTTAGTTGAAGATTTGCTTATTGAGTCCATGAAAATTTATGGCATGGATGTTTTTTATCTACCAAGAACAAGTAGAGATCGAGTTGATTTTCTTTATGGTGAAGATACTTTAAAAGAATATACTACAGCTCATTCTATTGAAATGTATCTTGAAAATATACAAGGTTTTGAAGGTGAAGGCGATTTTGTTTCTAAATTTGGATTAGAAATAAGGGATGAAATAACACTCTTAGTTTCTCGTAGAAGATTTGTTGCAACAGCTGATCAAACAAGACCGAATGAAGGTGATTTAATTTATGTACCACTTGTAGATGCTTTTTTTGAAATTTCTTTTGTAGAACATGAAAATGAACAGGCTATGTTTTATACTTTAGGCCGAGGTCGTGGTGCAAATGTTTATGTGTTTGCATTAAAACTTAAAAGGTTTGTATTTTCTAATGAAGTTATACAAACTGGTGTTAAACAAGTTGATGATGATATCCGTGATATGTATCCAAGAACAACAATTACAATTACTACTGGCTCAGGCACATTTGTCGCTGATGAAATCATATATCAAAGTTCTGACGCTACTCTCGCAAATGCAACAGCACAAGCACTTGTGCATACATTTACACCAAATACATCATTACAAGTTTATAGAACTCAAGGTATATTTGGTACAGGTAATGTTGTTGGTAATACTTCAAGTTCTCAATGGATTGTCAATACAGCTGATGATACTGCAACAATGAATACAGCTTTTGAAAGTATTGATGACAATGCAAGAATAGAAGCTGATGCAGATGGTATATTAGACTTTAGTGAAACAAATCCATTTGGTGAGGCATAATGTTAGGTAACGCACATTTTTATAATCGTACAATACGAAAAGTTGTTACAGCTTTCGGTACAGTTTTTAACGATATTCTTTTACAAAGATATAATTTAGATAATACAGTAAAAAAAGAAATCTTTAAAGTGCCTTTGTCGTATGGTGCAAAAGAAAAATATATTACAAGAATTACAGGAGATCCTAATTTAACTAGAGCTGTAAATATAGTTGTGCCTCGAATTTCTTTTGAGATGGTAAGTATGACTTACGATACATCAAGAAAATTAAATACACTTATAAGAAATTTTGCAGCTAATACAGCAACTTCAATTAAAACACAATTTAGTCCAATACCATATAATTTTGATTTTAATTTATCAATTTATGTAAGAAATACAGAAGATGGTACACAAATATTAGAACAGATATTACCTTTTTTCACACCAGATTTTACTGTAACGGTTAATTTTATTTCTGAAATGAATCAGAAATATGATATGCCAATCATATTAAATTCAGTACAATCAACAGTTGATTATGAAGGTGATATGATGAGTACACGTTTAATTATGTGGGATTTACAATTCACAGCTAAAGGGTATATTTGGCCACCTGTTAAATCTGGTAAATATATTCGTCAATCAAACACTAACATTTATATTGATTCATCTTTAGGTGCACCAGCACAGAAAGTAACAGTTGATTTTGCAAATGGGTTTGGTCAATTTACATCTTCTGAAACAATTAGAGTTAAGGCAAGAGATTTGAATGGTACAGTAGATTCATTTAGTAATTCTAATACTGGCACATTAATTATAACAGGATTTAATAAAACCCTTGAAGTTGGTGACATTGTAACAGGTGATAAATCAAATGCAACATTTACTGTTAAAACTTTGAGTGTTAATTCAATTAACGCAGCTGCCATAGTTATAACACCCACACCAAATTCATCTACTACTACGCCTGATGATGAGTTTGGATTCTCTGAAACAATAACTGAATATCCCGATACATTATGAAAAAATTAAATCAAAATTTATCTGACTTACTAGACATACCTGAAATTGAAACTATTGAAGAAAAACCAAATGAAATAGTTCCTGTGGAAACTGGTGAAGAAATAGCTAATGATGCTCAATTTGCCAGACAAAATATAAAAAGCTTAATTACAAAAGGTGATGATGCCTTAGATAGTCTGTTAAGAGTGGCAAAAGAATCAGAACATCCAAGAGCTTTTGAAGTTGTTGCACAAACACTCAAAAACTTAGGAGAATTAAACAAAGATTTACTTGAAGTGCAAAAAAGAAAAAGAGATTTAGAGCCTAAAAAAACATCAAGTGATATTAATGTAGATAAAGCTGTATTTGTCGGGTCAACAAATGATCTTGTGAAGATGTTAAAAGGTAAAAGAGATGTCAAATAAAAATGATGGTTACTTAGGTAATGATAAACTAAAAAAAGTAGGTGTAGACCTTCCATATACGGAAGATCAAGTAAAAGAAATTCTAAAGTGTACAGAAGATCCTGTATATTTCATAAGAAATTATGTACAAATTATTCATGTAGATAAAGGTCTTGTGCCTTTTGATATGTGGCCTTTTCAAGAAAACATGGTCTCAGAGTTTCATAAGAATCGTTTTTCAATATGTAAAATGCCACGACAAGTCGGTAAAACAACTACAACAGTTGGTTATATGTTATGGGCTGTTTTATTTCAGCCCGATTATACGGTTGGTGTTCTTGCAAATAAAGGAGCACTCGCAAGAGAAATATTAGGTAGGTTACAAAAGGCTTACGAATATTTACCTTTATGGTTACAACAAGGTATAGTTGTTTGGAACAAAGGTAACATAGAATTAGAAAACGGTTCTAAAATATACGCTTACGCAACATCTAATTCAGGTGTTCGAGGTGGTACTTACAACTTAATATTCCTTGATGAGTTTGCTTTTGTGCCACATAATATTGCACAAGAATTTTTTACTGCTACATACCCTGTTATATCATCTGGTAAAACAACAAAAGTAATTATTGTTTCTACGCCAAATGGTTTGAATATGTTTTATAAAATGTGGACAGATGCAATAGAAAAAAGGTCAACATATAATCCAATTGAAGTTCATTGGTCTAGTGTTCCTGGTAGAGATGAAGATTGGAAAAAAGAAACAATACGAAATACATCTGAAGAACAATTTAGACAAGAGTTTGAAACAGAATTTATAGGTTCTTCAGCTACTTTAGTGTCGGGATCAAAATTAAGATCACTTGCTTTTTTCAATCCAATTAGTACAATTGATAAATTAGATATATACGAAGAACCAAAAGAAGATCATGTTTACATAGCTACAGTTGATTGTTCAGAGGGTGTTGGTCAAGATTATTCGGCCATAAATATTATAGATGCAACACAAACGCCTTACAGGCAAGTTGCAAAATATAGAGCAAATGATTTACCTTTATTATTTTTTCCAAATATAATTTATTCAATTGGTATGAAGTACAATGGTGCATACATTCTAATTGAAACGAATAATATTGGTCAACAAGTGGTTGATATTCTACATTATGATTTAGAATATGAAAATATCTACAAGATAGATCAACATCACATAAAGGGCCAAACAATATCAGGCGGATTTAGAAGAAGCTCATCATTTGGTATCAAAACAACCAAATCAGTAAAGAAAATTGGTTGTGCCAATTTAAAAACTCTGATTGAAAGTGATAAATTAATTATTGTTGATTTTGATACAATTGCAGAACTCAATTCATTTGTTCGTATTCGTGACTCTTATTCAGCTGAAGAAGGTAACCATGATGATTTAGCTATGGGACTTGTTCTTTTTGGTTGGTTAACAGCACAAACTTATTTTAAAGATTCTACAAATGTTGATGTTCGTTCAATTTTATTAAAAGAACAAAGTCTATTAATAGAAGAAAGTTTAACTCCGGTTGGTATAATTGATGATGGATTGCAAGAAGAAATAACAATTGATGGCGGTGATATTTGGTCTAGAAGTGGACAATATAATACAAAATTCTAAAACACTAAATAGAGTGTAAATCAAATGTAATTTTTTAATTGTCTAGTCTAAAGAGGAGAAATCCATGGCATTTCAGCTATCACCAGGAGTAAACGTATCTGAGATTGATCTCACTACAATTGTTCCTTCAGTTGCCACTTCCATTGGCGCTACCGCTGGACAGTTTGCTTGGGGACCTGCAAATGAAGTAACAACTATATCGGATGAAGTTATATTGCAGGCAAGATTTGGAAACCCCGATAACGGAAACTTTGAGTATTGGTTTTCGGCCGCAAACTTTCTAGCATATGGAAATAATTTAAAAGTTGTAAGAGCAGTAAGTAAAGATCATGCAACAGGTTCACTAAATGCAGCTGCAAATGTTGGTGGTGCAATACTTATAGAGAATGATGATGACTATGATTTAAACCATAGTACCGCAAATACAAGTGTAGGTCCTTTTGCAGCTAAATATGCTGGTAATAGAGGTAATTCTTTAAGAATTTCCATTTGTCCAAGTGCAAACGCATTTTCACAAAATCTATCAGCAGCTAATCCATCAGCAATTACAGCAAATGCACTTAACTACCTTGTTGATAATACACTTACAATTAATTATAAATTAGTTAATGCGAATGGAATGTTGACATCTCCAGGTTTAGTCACACTAATAGAAGGTGATAAAGTTTCAGTAGATGGTGGGACAACTTTTAAAAATGTAGTTAGTGTAAACACTACAGCCATTGTGGTTGATTCTGCTTTTACAGCTAACATAGCTAATAATGCAATCATTAATAGAAAATGGCAATATGCTGATGATTTCAAGATTGCACCAGGAACTTCAGATTATGCAACCGGTAGAAGTGGTGTTAATGATGAATTACACGTTGCTGTTGTTGATGAAGATGCAGAATTTAGTGGTACCGCAAACACAATGTTAGAAAAATATCAAGCTGTTTCTAAAGCTGGCGATGCTCTAACAGGAGAAGGTTCCTCAAACTTTTATAAAAACGTAATTAATGAACAATCCGAATTTGTTTGGTGGCAAGCACATCAGAATGGCGGTACTAATTGGGGTAATGATGTCACAGGTACAACATTTACAGCTGTAAATACACCATTTAGTGCATCATTAGTACAAGGTGCTAATGGCGCTGTTTCAACTGCTAACGTAATTACTGCATTTGGAGAGTTTAAAGATCCAGCTTCAGTTGATATTAATTTAATCGTAACAGGTCCAGCTGTTCCAACAGTTGCAGCAGATGTTATAGATAATATTGCATTGACTCGTAAAGATTGTATGGTATTTTTATCACCAGAAAGAGCTGATGCTTTAAATAATCCAGGTAGTGAAGCAACTGATATAATTGCATATCGCAATACACTTACATCAACATCATTTGGTTTCATGGATTCTGGTTACAAATATCAATATGACAAATACAATGATATATACAGATATGTACCATTAAATGGTGATATGGCAGGCCTATGTGTAAGAACCGATTTAGAGAGAGATCCATTTTTCTCCCCTGCTGGTCTTAATCGTGGTATTATAAAGAATGTAATCAAACTTGGTTACAACCCATCAAAAGCAGATAGAGATGATCTTTATAGTAACGGTATTAATCCTATTGTTAGCTTTCAAGGAGAAGGTACAGTATTGTTTGGAGACAAAACAATGCAATCTAAACCTTCAGCATTTGATAGAATTAATGTTCGTAGATTGTTTATCTTGTTAGAAAAAGCAATATCAAGAGCTGCAAGATTCTCACTCTTTGAATTTAACGATCAGTTTACACGTTCACAATTTGTTTCTCTCGTAGAGCCATTCTTGAGAGATATACAAGGGCGCCGTGGTATAACAGACTTCAGAGTTGTTTGTGATGAATCAAATAATACTGGTGAAGTCATAGATCGTAACGAGTTTGTAGGTGATATTTACATTAAACCTGCAAGGTCGATTAACTTTATACAACTCAATTTCGTTGCAGTAAGAACGGGAGTTTCATTTGACGAGATTGTAGGACGCTTCTAAATAAAGGATAACACAGGAGAAAATAAATGGCCTTTAACGTAAACGAATTTAGAACACAGATGGTGGGCGATGGCGCCCGCCCTAATCTGTTTGAGGTCGGCTTACCTTTTCCAGGCTTCGCAGCCCCAGGAAACGCACAAGCAAAAACAACTTTCATGGCTAGAGGCGCTCAGATTCCTGGTGCTTCAATAGGTGTTGTACCAGTTACATACTTTGGTCGTGAATTGAAATTTGCGGGTAATAGAATATTTGCCGATTGGACAATAACAGTAATTAATGATGAAGATTTTATCATTAGAAATGCAATGGAAAGATGGATGAACGGTATTAACTCTCATAGTTTGAACGTGAGAAATCCAGCTGCTTTAACGCCATTAGGATATTCAGTTGATGGTGATGTAAAACAGTTTGGAAAAGGTGGTGATGAACTTAAAAAATACAAATTTGTCGGTCTCTACCCAACTGATCTTTCACCTATTGAATTAGAGTGGGGATCAAATGATACGATTGAAGAATTTACTGTAACATTTTCATATCAATGGTGGGAAGCTGAAGAAGTTGGTGTTATTTAATTATGATGAACAGAGTAGAGGAACTTTTAAGTTCTTCTAATCAATCTCTTTATAGGATGAAAACATGGCGATGAAATTATTTGGATTTACTCTAGGCAAAAAAGATCAAGCAAAAGAACAACCTGATCAACAGGCTTCTTTTGCTTTACCTAATGCAGCGCTAGATGATGGTGCTGTTACTGTACAAAATAACGCTTACTATGGTACATACGTTGACCTAGAGGGTTCTGTTCGCAATGAACTAGAACTAATTACACGATACCGTGAGATGTCAAATCACCCTGAGTTAGATATGGCTATTGACGATATAGTCAATGAAGCTATAACTCATGATGTTAATGGCAAGTCGGTTGACATTAATTTAGAAGGTTTAAAACAACCAGAATCAATCAAGAAAAAAATAATGGAAGAATTTAACAAAATAAAACATATGTTAAATTTTGGTAACTTAGCTGACGATTTATTTAAAAGGTGGTATATTGATGGTAGAATTTACTTTCATATTGTAGTAAATGATAAAACTCCAAAAGAAGGTATTAAAGAATTAAGATATATTGATCCTAGAAAAATAAGAAAAGTTCGAGAAATAAAAAAAGATCGTGACTCTAAAACCGGTGCAATGGTTATAAAATCAATCGGTGAATATTATGTTTACAATGATAAGGGTACAACGACACAAACATACACAGCAAACATGAATAGTGGTTTGCGTATTGCTACAGATGCAATTGCATATGTTTCATCAGGTATGATGGATGCAAGAAATACATTTGTTATTTCTTATTTACATAAGGCCATTAAGCCTTTAAACAATTTAAGAATGATAGAAGATGCAATTGTAATTTATCGCATATCAAGAGCACCAGAAAGAAGAATATTTTACATTGATGTAGGTAACTTACCAAAAGGTAAAGCAGAACAATACTTGCGTGATGTAATGGTTAAGTATCGTAACAAAATGGTTTATGATGCACAAACTGGTGAACTAAGAGATGATCGCAAACATAAATCAATGTTAGAAGATTTTTGGTTGCCTCGTAGAGAAGGTGGTAAAGGCACAGAGATTACAACACTACCAGCTGGTGCTAACTTAGGTGAGCTGGAAGATGTGAAATATTTTCAAAAGAAACTTTTACAATCACTTAATGTACCAATCTCACGTTTAGAACCACAATCAGGTGGTATGATTGGTTTAGGCAGAGTTTCTGAAGTAACAAGAGATGAAGTTAAATTTAATAAATTCATTGTAAGATTACGCAATAAATTTGCACAAATTTTTGACCACACTTTAAGAGTACAATTATCACTTAAAGGTATAATGAGTACAGAAGAGTGGGATATCGCAAAAGAATCAATTTATTACGATTTTAAAAAAGATAATAATTTCTCTGAAATGCGTGAAGCGGAATTGCTTCGTGAAAGGTTGAACTTATTAGGCACAGTTGATCCATATATCGGTAGATACTATTCTACTGAATGGGTTAGAAAAAATGTTTTACAATTATCTGATGAAGAAATATTAAAAATGGATAAAGAAATAAAACAAGAAGGTGCCATTGTTCAACAGCCAGAGATAGATCAAGATGGGATTCAGACTCAAACACCACAGCCACCAAACGGGTCTGACCCATCACCTAATAATGCGGACAATTTAGCTACGGCTAGAGGTTTAAAAACTGAAGGTATTTTACAGTTTATAAAAGAATCTAACCAAGCCGTACTAAATAGAAATGTAAAAAACTAGAGTAAATTATAGGAGATATATAATGCCGGAATTAGACGATTTTATTGACAAAGTAGTTAGTGGAAACGCCGGAGCTGCGAGAGAACAGTTACAAGGAATGTTATCTGGAAAAACTGCTGATGCTTTACAAAATAGAAAACAAGAGATAACATCTGCTTTATTTAATAATGGTGAAGAGGCTGAGGCTGAAGATGATCAAGAAGAATTAGAAGCATCAGAATTTGACAATGATGAAATGGAAGCAGCTCATAATCCGATTGAGATAGACCCGTTTACAGGACAAGAAAAGGAAACATGAAAACTTTACAATCACTAATGCAAGAAGTTTCGGGTGAGGCTCGTATGAAAAATACGTCTGACTTTAAAATAGTCATTGGTGCTGATGGTAAAAAGAAAAAGGTTCGAGCTCACAGAATAAAAGTAGGTGATAGAGCTCCAAGAGTTGGTGATGATCCAGAGCAGGATATGGTAACAGATGAAACATCACTAATAAAAGATCCACCTTTTGTTTTAGTTTTCAAAAGAAAGGCAATCAGACCATATCCAGGTGGTATGAAGGTTGCAATGTATTATAATAAAAATTTAGATAAGTATGTCACGGTACCTTATGGTAAAGGTATGGATAATCCATTACAGGCAGAGGAATTTATGAAAACATTTAAAGAGTTTTCTGAAAAAGAAATGATAGAAGAGATGAAAGTTATGGATCATCTTCATGATATTGTTAAAAACAAACAAGCTAAAAGAGTAAAGTTTGCTGATGGGTCATCCAGAACTGTGGATCATTTTACAGCATCTGCTGTTACACAGGTGCATAAAAAAGTAAATGATGCAAATAAAGAAAAATTATCAAATATGGTACACAAAAGTCCAGGTCATTTAAAGAAGGCGGCTGATTTTGCTTTTGGTCAGGTGAAAAGAAAATGAATTTAGATTTTCTCTTAAACTTCCTACAAGAAGCGCCACAAAATATTATGAAAATTGGGCGTACTAAAAAGATTAGAAGAAGAATTAGAAGAGATAAAACTGGTAAGATAGTAGTACAGAGAAATAGAATTAGATCAGGTGTAAAAGGGTACGCAGCTACAGGTAAAGGTGGTTCAGTTAAAAGAATATCTGCTACCACAAGAGTTAAAAAAGCGAGATTGTTAAAACGATCTTGGAAAACAACGAGAAGAGCTAAACTTCGCCGATCTCAATTAAAAAGAAAGCTTTCCATGAGAAGGCGAGCTTCATTAGGACTAAGATAAACCCTAACCTACGGAAAAGAAAATGAGTGCAATAGAACAACAGATAGTAAATAGATTAAAAGCGCCATCAGTAATCTCGATACACAGTAGACCTGGATATGCCGGTGCTACTCAAGCAAAAAATCAAGCTAATATTTTTTTAGCTAATTTGGCTTTTGTGACAACACAAACTACCGAAACTGTTACTTCTGCTTCAATACAGTCTCTTTATTATAACTCAAATGGCACTATATTAGTTACCCGATCTGGTGAGGCTGGAGTGGCAAAGTCCGCTAATGCTAATGTTGCTTGTTTACCACCAGGTGAGGGACATATAGACTTTGATACTGATTTTTTTGGTGCAGGATCTTTAGGATCTACTAAGAATCTAGTTATTGATTTTCTTGCTGATGCTCAAGGTACAGTTATAATAAAGTTGAGTAAGAAAGCAACTTATAATCCATCAACGGCATTTTAAGAGGTAGAAATGAAACTCATATCAGAAACATACTTTACAGAAGTGAAAACACTTACAGAAGAAAAAGATGGTAAAAAATCTCTTTATATAGAGGGTACTTTTCTCGTTGGTGATACTGTAAACAAAAATAATCGAATGTATAAAATGGACACACTTCGTAATGAAGTGAACCGATACAATGACGAATATGTTAAAACTAATCGTGCATTAGGTGAATTAGGACATCCTGATACACCTACAATTAATCTTGAAAGGGTGTCACATAAAATTGTATCATTAAGTGAAAATGGTAAAACTTTTCATGGTAAGGCAAAAATATTAGATACACCTTATGGCCAAATTGTTAAGAATTTTATTGATAATGATGTAAGTGTTGGTGTTTCTTCAAGAGCATTAGGTTCTTTAGAACCACAAAAAGAAGGATATAATTTGGTGCAAGATGATTTGAAGCTTGCTACGGCTGCTGATATTGTTGCTGATCCATCTGCTCCAGGTGCTTTCGTAAATGGCATTATGGAAAATAAGGAGTGGATGTTTGTCGAGGGACGCTTTGTAGAAGCTGACTTTGATAGAGCAAAAAAACAAATTAAAGAAGCGACAAAATTAGAAATTGAAGATGTTGCTCTCAAGTTATTCGGTAATTACCTTAGAAAACTTTAAATTTATAAATATAGTTTACAAAATACAACAGAGGAGAAAACTCAGATGTCAGACAAAAATCAACTCATGGAAGCAGCTGCTGAAGTTCTATCAAGAAGCATAGCAGATTCACCTTCCCAACCAATGGAAAAAGCTGATGCTTCTTCTGCTGGCGGTATGCAAGACTTGGGTGGTCCAACACCTGAGAATTATTCAAATACAGGTGATTCAGCTAAAATTAAAGCTGCAGCTATGGCACCTGATAACTCTGCCAAAAATCAAGCTGGTATAAAAACAAAACCTTCAGCAGCTTCAGCTAAACAAGAAGATGTGGAACATGAAGATGAAGAAATCATCCAAGAAAAGGGTTTACCGCAAGGTTTAAAAGACTTTTTAGAAAAGAAGAAAGAAAAAATGAAAGAGGACATACACCAAGATGTTGAAGCTTTATTTTCTGATGATAAAAATATCTCTGAAGATTTTAAAGCAAAAGCTTCAACACTTTACGAAACTAGAGTTAATGATCGTGTAGCAGAAGTGCAAAGCGAAATCGACTCACAATATGCAGCTGCATTTGATGAAGCTGTACAAACAATTAGAACCGAACTTACATCAAAGGTAGATGACTACCTTAACTATGTTGTTGAGCAGTGGATGACAGACAATGAAATAGCAGTAGAGTCTGGTCTCCGTGCTGAGATGACTGAAGAGTTTATTGTAGGTTTAAGAGATTTATTCAAAGAGCATTATATTGATGTTCCTGAAGATAAAGTTGATTTAGTTGATGAATTAGCGACTAAAGTTGAAGAGTTAGAAACTCAGCTTGATGAAGAGATGGAAAAAGGTATGACATTTGCTAAGGCATTAGTCGAAGCAAAAAAGAATGAAATCACCATAGATGTATGCGAAGGACTTACTAAATCTCAATATGAGAAAATTAAATCACTTGCAGAAAGTGTCGAATTCTCCACAGAGGACGAATTTGTAGAAAAAGTAACAGTCATTCGTGAAAATTATTTTCCCACAGAGGGAACAGTACAAGCTGATCAAGAAACAGCATTAAACGAACAGGTTGATTTACCAGCTGAACAAGCTCATGATCCATTTGTTAGTGCAGTTTCCAACGCTATTTCAAAATCAAAAAAATAACATAAACTAGAACTAGGAGAAAAAGATGTATCTTTCAGAAAGTCTACAAAAAAAATGGGGAGGAGTCTTAGATCATCCTGATCTACCAAAGATTGACGACCCTTACAAGAAAGCGGTAACAGCCGTAATTCTTGAGAATCAAGCAATTGAAATGAAAAAAGCAGGAATGTTGACTGAGACACCAACAACCAATGCTTCACAAACGGATGCTGGTATCGCTGGTTTCGGAGGCTCTGCCGCCGCTCCAGTAGCTGGTTTTGATCCAATTCTTATTTCATTAGTCAGAAGAAGTTTACCAAATCTTATTGCGTATGATATTTGCGGTGTTCAGCCAATGACTGGACCAACCGGCCTTATCTTTGCTATGAGAGCTAAATTTGATAATCAAAGTGGTGATGAGGCATTTTATAACGAGGCTAATACGGCTCACTCTGCTTCAGAAGGTAATTCTCCACAAGCACTCGCAATTGGAGGTGTACCACCAACCGCTGTATTTACTGGTAACGCTGTTCCTGATTTCGGTATGGCAACATCTAAGGCAGAAGCTTTAGGCGGAGATACAGGTAACACTTTCCATGAAATGGCCTTCTCAATTGAGAAAGTAACCGTAACTGCTAAGACAAGAGCTCTAAAAGCAGAGTATTCCATGGAACTTGCACAAGACTTAAAAGCAGTTCACGGTCTTGACGCTGAAACAGAATTATCTAACATCTTATCAGCAGAAATACTTGCTGAAATCAATCGTGAAGTTGTTCGTGCTATTTACATGAGTTCCGTGATTGGTGCTGGTGTTGGTACAGTAGCAAGAGGTAGATTTGACTTAGATACTGACTCAAACGGTCGTTGGATGGTTGAGAAAGTTAAAGGTCTTGCATTCCAAATAGAGCGTGAAGCAAATGCTATCGCCAAGTTGACTCGTAGAGGAAAAGGTAATATGATGATTTGCTCAAGTGATGTGGCATCAGCCCTCGCTATGGCAGGTTTACTCGACTACAATTCAGCTTTACAAGGACAAGTAAATCTTCAAGTAGATGATACTGGAAACACATTTGCTGGTACTATGTTTGGAAGAATTAAAGTCTACATTGACCCTTATACGCCTGCAAGTTCAGCTAATGAGTTTTGTACAGTTGGATATAAAGGTTCAAATGCTTATGACGCTGGCCTGTTCTATTGTCCATATGTTCCATTACAAATGGTCAGAGCAGTTGGTCAAGATACATTCCAACCAAAAATTGGATTTAAGACTCGTTATGGTCTAGTATCTAATCCATTTGCTGATGGTACTGCAGCTACAACTCAAGGTGCGATTACAACTAATACGAATCAATATTATCGTACTTTCCAAGTTTCAAACTTGATGTAATCTTTTGTTTTACTTTAAAAGAGGAACTTCGGTTCCTCTTTTTTTTTGGTTTCCGCCTTTCAAACTTATATAAATAGAAGATGGCAGGCATATCAGATACAAACCCTAGTAATCCTAATTTCTTACATCCGAATAAATTTATATTTTCGTTTGCGAGAGCACCAAATTTGCAATATTTTTGCCAATCTGTAACTGTGCCTGGATTATCAATTGGTGAAGCCATGTTTAATACACCATTTGTGGATTTGTTTTCACCTGGTGATAAACCAATGTATGATTTATTAAACGTAACATTTTTAATTGATGAAGATTTAAAAAGTTGGTTGGAAATACATGATTGGCTTCGTGCTATGTCATTCCCTGAGGGTTATGCAGATTATAAAAATATGAGTAAATTAAATAAAATAGCTGGTAACTTACCTAAATTTCCACAATTTCATGATGCCTCACTTACCTTATTTTCATCATCAAATAATCCTAGATTTAGGTTTAAATTTAAAGATGCTTTTCCTACCACACTTTCTACGTTTGTAATTAACTCAGCAGATTCTCCTGATGAGATACTTACAGCTGATGCCACATTCAGATTTGCCTATTATAATGTTGAAAAATTATAAAAAATAGTGTACCCTCCTAGAAGGAGGTAAATTATGAAACAAATTGATGAACTACTTGAATTATGGAAAAAAGATTGTGATATAGATCGTACTGAACCAGGCAAAGAATTATCTAAGGTACCAAATTTACACAGTAAATATCTTAATATTCTTTCAAGACACCGACTACTCTCAAAAGATGCTGAGTTTAAATATATAAAGCTTAAGAGAGTGAAGTGGGAATATTATACAGGTAAGATGAGTCAAGAAGAATTAAAAGAAAGAGGTTGGGAACCTTTTCAGTATGTACTCAAATCCGAGTTGAATACATATTTAGAGAGTGATACGGATTTAAGTAAGTACATGGCAACAAAAGTTTATCATGATGAAATAGTAGAACTATGTACAAGTATATTAAAGGAATTACATAGTAGGACGTTTCAACTTAGATCATTAATTGATTGGGAAAAATTTATACAAGGTATATAATTGAGTGATATAGTATTACATAAATTAAATGAAGCTTTCTTAAAAGTCGAATGTGAGCCACACTATGAAATGGAATTATCTGGTTATTTTACTTTTCACGTTCCTGGTTATCGTTTTATGCCGGCCTACAGGAACAGATCATGGGATGGTAAAATTTGTCTATTTGACCGGCGAAACAAAACAATATATTATGGGCTAATTCCCCATATAAAAAAATTTTGTTCCGAAAGAGATTATAAGCTCGAACTATCTCCAGATGTTAACATAACACATTCTCTATCTCTAGTTGAGGCAGTAGACTTCACCAAGACATTAGATTTACCTTTTAAAGTTAGAGATTATCAATTACAATCATTTGTACAAAGTATAAGAAATAAAAGAAGGCTTATACTATCACCAACAGCATCTGGTAAATCACTCATACTTTATTTAATTATACGATATTTGATGAAAGATCATATCAAAGGTCTTTTAATCGTACCAACTACCTCACTTGTTGAACAAATGTTTACAGATTTCAAATCTTATGGTTTTGATTCCGACAAGTATTGTCATCGCCAATATTCAGGTAAAGAAAAACACACAAATAGTTTTTTAACAATATCTACATGGCAATCAGTATATAAAAATGACAAAGGATATTTTGAACAGTTTGATTTTGTAATTGGTGATGAGGCACATCAATTTAAAGCCAAATCACTTACTACGATACTATCAAATTGCATTAACTCTAAATACAGGATAGGAACAACAGGCACCTTAGATGGTACTCAGACACATAGATTAGTTTTAGAAGGACTCTTTGGCCCTGTTTATAAAGCTACAACAACATCAGAACTTATAGAGAGAGGACAACTTGCTGATTTTAGAATAAAGTGTTTAATTTTAAAATATGATGAAGTAATAAAACAACAAGCTAGAAAGTGGGACTATAATACAGAAATAGATTACATAGTCAAATGTCAAGCTAGAAATAACTTTATTCGCAACTTAACTTTATCTTTAGATGGTAATACATTAATTTTATATCAATATGTTGAAAAACATGGTAAAAATTTATATGAAACTATTAAAGAAAAGTCAGGTAAAAGAAAAACATTTTTTGTTTTTGGTGGTACTGATACAGAGATTAGAGAATCGGTTAGATCAATTCTTGAAGTTGAAACAGATGCAATTGTTGTGGCCAGTTATGGTACTTTTAGTACCGGTATCAACATTCGTAATCTACATAATATAATCTTTGCAAGTCCATCTAAATCAAGAATACGAAATCTACAATCAATAGGGAGGGGTCTCCGTAAAAGTGAACAAAAAGAAAAAGCCACCTTGTTTGATATAGTTGATGATTTTCGTGTAGGTAAGTTTGCTAATTATACAATCAAACATTTTATAGAGAGGTGTAAAATTTATGATGAGGAAAAGTTTCCTTACAAATTTTATAACATAGAGTTAAAAAATGGAAAATAAAGAGATAAAAATAGTAAGATTAAAATCTGGAGAAGATGTGATAGCTTCTTTTACAGAAGATAAAAAAGAAAAAAAAGTTACATTGGAAAATCCAATGCACATAATTTTTAAAAGAACACCATCACAAAAAGCAGGCCCAATGATGTATATGTTACCATGGCTGCCAGTAGAAATGGTGCAAGATGACATAGCACTTATAGATTCTATAAATGTATTAACTATATTTGAACCTAAAGGTGAAATGAAAGAATATTATGAAAATATAGTAATTGATGCTAAACAGAGAATGGAAGAAATCGGCGAAGATAAAATATTTGAAGATGAGTCAGATTTAAATGAGGATGAAATAAGTGAAATTAGACAAGCTTTAAAAGAAAAAAGAACACTAAAACGGGTACACTAATATGTTTGAATATAATTGTAAAATAGTAAGAATAGTTGATGGTGACACAATAGATGTTGATATTGACTTAGGTTTTGGTCTTTGGATACACAAAGAAAGAATACGTCTATATGGCATTGATACACCAGAATCTAGAACCAGAGATTTAGTAGAAAAAAAATATGGACTTTTTGCAAAAAAATATGTTGAAACATATTTACCGGTAGGTTCTATGCAAACATTAAAAACACAAAAAGATAGATCAGGTAAATTTGGTCGTGTTTTAGGTGAGTTTCTTTTACCCGGTAATTCTAAATTATCTGATGATATAGGTCTTAATACTATGACAACACTTAATGAATTGATGGTTTATCATAAAGTAGCTGTTAAATATCATGGACAATCAAAAGATGATGTTGAAGAAGAACATATCAAAAATAGAGAGTTGGTGGAAAATTTAGTAAATACTTTTGAAAAAGGTTTTGGAAAAAATAATGAATAAACAATGGCCAGTAGTATTTGTGATACCATCAGTTGGTAAAAAAGCATATCAAGATTTAGCGAAAACTCATTCAGCAATAGAAACTCCCACTTGGGCATTACTATTAGCTAATTCTGTTCGTGCAAAAGGTTATGAACCTATATTATTAGATTATGAAGCCGATTATAAATCTGATGAAGAAGCCGCTGATGAAATAAACTCATACAAACCAAAATTAGTTGTGTTTGTTTTATATGGACAAAATCCAAATTCAGGCACCACTATGATGATTGGTGCTTCATCTCTTGCAAGTCAACTTAAAAAAAGTCATTCAAATTTAAAAACGGCTTTCATAGGTTCTCATGCTTCAGCTTTACCTAATGAAGTTGTACAAAAAGATTATTGCGACTTTGCTTTTATTAATGAAGGAATATATGGTCTTTTAGCTTTACTTGAAACTAATTTTGAAGATGAGTTAGATAAAGTTCCTGGTATATGGTATAAAGAAAAAGGTTTACCGAGACCATCTACTCCAGGAAAAATTGTTCAAACAAAAGACATGAATACAATGATGCCAGGTTATGCTTGGGATTTAATAGACTTGAAAAAATATAGAGCCCATTTTTGGCACTCTAATTTTTCACATGAAAACAGAACACCATTTGCAGCTATATACACTTCATTAGGTTGTTCTTTTGCTTGTAACTTTTGTATGATTAATATTGTAAATAGAACATCACATGGTAATGATGTAACTTCAGCTGATTCAAAAGGTATGAGATTCTGGGATCCTCAATTAATATTAAAAGAATTTGAATATCTTTATGAACAAGGTGTTAGGACTGTAAGATTAACTGATGAAATGTTTTTCTTAAACAGAAAGTATTATGTACCTATTCTTGAAGGACTTATACAAAGAGGATTGAAGTTTAATTTTTGGGCTTATGCTAGAGTTGATTCTGTAAGAAAAGATCAACTTGAACTTTTCAAAAAGGCTGGTGTTAATTGGCTGTGTTTAGGTATAGAAGCTGGTAATCAACAAGTAAGATTAGAAATTGATAAGGGTAGATTTAAACAGGTAAATATTCGTGAAGTTGTGAAGAATATAAAAGCTGCTGATATAAACATTCTCGGTAATTATATGTTTGGTTTTCCTGAAGAAGATTATGGTAATATGCAAGAAACATTAGACCTAGCACTTGAGTTAAATACTGAACACGCAAACTTCTATGCAGCTATGGCTCTTCCAGGAAGTCCATTACACTTGTATGCAAGAAAACAAGGTTGGGATATACCAGATAGATTTGAAGAGTATGCTTTTTTAT